AGAGCTTGGCGTCGGTCGTGTAGATCCACTCAGCCTCGTTGGGCGTCGGGGTCACGTCGTCTTTTACTGCTACTCGGAATGACATCAGTTGCCTCGCAGATTCGTGGTGGCGTAGCTCGCGATGGAGGGTGTGGCGAGTGTTGTAGGTGGGCCTGTGTTCCCACTCACCGGGTCGGGGTGAATGTGCCCGTCATAGAGTGTCGCAAACCGCTCATCCAGCAAGCGTCGATACGTGCCGGCGATGCCGACGTTGACGGCCCCCGCCGAGACGATGGTAACCACCGCCGCGGTAAGCGTCATGGCCCCCGTGGCGGTCAGGAACATCGTGGTGGCCGCGGTGAGCACGGCCGCCAGGAAGGTCATTGTGAGGGGGCTAAGGGGGGCGCTCAGCACGGCGGGCGTCGGGCCCACGCCTGTGTAGTTCAGCCCAGCCGATGTGACGTTGAGCGGACCCGAGCTCACGATGTCCACCTGTGGTGTCGGGAGGTCTTGGATCCGGATGACTTGGCCGAGCGTCGTCGTGAGCTCGATCCGGCGCTGGCCGCTCGAGTGCGTGATCTTCACGGCCGCGCCGAGCTGCGGCTCCGGGCTCGAGGGCGTGGGGGGAGCCAGCGGGGCTTGGAGGAGGATCTCCTCTTCGCCGCCCTTCCAGCGCATTTCCATGACCTGGCCGCCGGGCGTCCGGATGTAGCGCGTCTGAGCGCCGCTCCCCGGCGGGCCGTAGGCGCTCGAGACGCGGCCTGGGATGTCCCGATCACCGGGGTAGCCTCCCATCCAGATCGGCTCCTCGGGATCTCCCCCCCAGAAAGCAAGCCAGACCCCGGCCCCGACGGGCGGGACGTGAAACACGCCATCCCCGCCGTTTCCCGTGACATCGAAGCACGGAATGGCCCACGGCAGCTCATCATCCGTGATGATGAGCTCGGGCGAGCTTCCGCGGAGGCCGTAGACCTGGTCGGCCCGCACGCGAACCCGGCCCTGCTTGAGGGGGTCATCCGCATCGACCACGGTGCCAGGCCACAGCCCAGCCCATGACCGCGTCCCCGGTTGGGTTGGCTCTGCCGCTTCTGGCAAGCTCGGGGCGGGCACGGTCATCCTGGCAACGCCACGGCTGGAACGACCACTCGAGGCGACTGCGGCTTGCCGAACACGTAGTTGTCCCGGGTGCTTGTGGTCTCGGCCTGCGCGCCCGACGGATCTTCCTCGCCCACGTAAGCCTCACGGCGGTAGCAGACGGCAGATGTCAGGATCGACCCGCCGTCGGGGCGCAGGCCATCTTCGCGAGACCCCGCGTAGGACATCTCGTGCTGCACCTCGAGCGCGAGGAAGCGCCCGAGAAAGGGCGTGTCCTGATCGCGTCCCAAGCTCGCCTGCACCTCGAGAATCTGCCCGGCCCGGAGCGCGAGGTCGGGGCGCGTGTCGACCGCGACGCCGAAGTAGCGGGGCGCGAAGCGTGACCACCGGCCGCGAGCTCGCGACTCCACAGTGCCCGGCGTCGAGTAGGTCACCGGCATGACCCGGCGCGCGCCACCCGGGTCTCTCGGGACCCGGCCCGCGAGAGCCGGCTGCGTTTGGGCGGCCGGGCCGTCCATCGTGAACCCCACGCCCACCTTGGCCCCGAAGTCGAATCCCACGGCCTGAAGCGTAGCGCCGCCAGCTCGGTCCACCCGCCGGCCCTGGTAGGTCATGCGGATGCGGTCGACGCGGTTCTCTACGATGTCCATGTCGTGCCGGCGGGCGCTCGGGGCAGAGAGCGGGGGCGCGGAGAGCCGCAGGAGGTCCTCGTCGAGCCAAAGGAAGAGGTCCCCCCGACCGCTGACCGACGCCTCCTCGAACACGAGGCGGTGCATGAATTCCCAATCCGTCTCGTTGATCTGCCAGCGGTCGATCCGGTTGGGCGTGTCATCAGCGCGCGCGTTGAGGTTGTAGCTGGGCGCGATCGTTCGGATGATCTCCGCGACAGTGCTCTGCGGCCAAGCTCGATGCCGGGTCTCCTGCAGCATGTTGAGCCGACGGTCGCCGCCCCGGATGTTGGTCAGGATCGCCTCCCCGCGGAAGACCACGTCGCTCGAGTCGACCACGGCGGTGCGCCACTCCGTCGAGGACTCCCGGCCGCCCTCCTGGCTCGTCAAGCGGATCTGGAAGGTCTTGCTGTCGCGGCCGAGGATGATGTCATTCCACTCGCGCCAGACGTTGACCGCGAGGGAGAGCTCCCAAAAGAAGCCGCCGCGGATCAGGCTCTCGACCCAGACCAGCTTCTTGAGGTAGGGCGTGATGTCCCGCACCTCCGCCGCATCGGTGTTCCCGAGGCGGAGCTCGACGCCGTCAGCCAGGGTGACCGTAGCCATCAACTCACCTCGACCTGAGCGCCCGTGGCGTTCAACGCAGCTCGCACGTTTCCGGGCTTCGGGATGATCAGCCGGCGGCCGACGATGACCTCCTCGGGGGGATACTCGATCTTGTTTGCCACGGCGATGGCGGGCCAGAGCGTTCGATCGCCGTAGATGGCTGCGGCGTAGAGGTCGAGCTGGCCCTCCAGCCCACGCTGGACCACGACCGTCTCCTCATCTCCATCGATACGAACCACCAGCGGACGCCAGATGCCAAAAAAGGCCGAGCCACCCCCAATGAACAAGCGGGTCCGCTTGAAGCGGCTGGTGAACGGCTGGTCGAGCTCGAACGTAGCCATGGGCTAAGCCCCCGGCGCAGGCGGGAAGATGCTGCTCTCGAGGCGACTCTGCTGACGCTGGCGCTCCTCTTCTCGGATCTGGGCCGCGCTCGAGGGGATCGCGCTCGGCGAGACGCCCTCGGCCTGCTGCTCCCAGGCCCCGTTCCGGATCGACTGCCACGTCGGGTAGTCGACCATCAGGGGCTGGATCTGCATGCTGACCTGGCACCCCGTCGGTCGCGTCGTCACGGGGTCGAAGGGTGGCATCCACTTGACCGAGATGTTCTCCGCGTAGCCTCGGATGGTCATCCAGGCCCCGAAGACCACGAGGACCTTGGGTGGGTCGTTGCGGCGCAGCTCAGAGAGCGCCTGGCGCACGCGAGCACTGACCACGGGACTCCCACCCCCCGAGGAGAACTTCCGCACGATGCGGTTCCCGAGCTCACCCAGCTTGCGCTCGAGGGGGAAGCCTAGCGCCTGGCACCACCGTGCCTTGCGGGACATCTCCTGCATCTCCTGCTCGAACCGTGCCCGGTCGTAGTTGGCCGGGGGTTGGCCGGGGTTGCCCCCGGCTCGAGACCCCACTCGGAACTCGAGCATCAGGGAGAAGGTCGACCAGTTGCCTCCGCGGTAGGCCACGCCGCCAGGCTGCGGCATGCGGTCGGCCCCTATTTGCCGGTAGGAAGTCAGGGCGTAGACCTCCTCGATGCTCTCGGGGAAGGTCTCAAAGTCGAGGCGCGAGTCATCGCCGACCGGGTTGTCCTCGAGCACGAGGGCGCTGTTGAGGCGGTAAAAGGAGCCCGCAGGAACCGAGATGGTCATCCGATCACCCCCGAGAAGCCAACGGACCCGAACCCGGCGAAGTCGTCGCGACCCCCCACAGCCATCGCGGCAGCCTTGCCTGGGTCAACCCGGAGCGTGCCCTTCAGGGCCTCGTGAATGCTCCGCATCAGGCTGACCACTTCCCGGCCCCCCTCGACCTTGAGGTCTAGGGGCCCAATGAACTCGCGGACCTTCTCGGCAGTCAGCGGGATGACCGTCTCGGCGTGCTTGCCCTCACCGACGTTGACCAGCGTCCCGCCAGTGCTTGGTGTGATGATCCCGCCCTCCGCGAGCTGCGGGATCTGGAAAGCCTTGCCGAGACCCATCATGTTCGCCACGCTATCGCCAGGCCCAGGCGGATCCCACGCTAGGATCGCGTTGGCGGTCTTGACCAGGTAGTCGTTGATCGTCGCCTTCATGCTGTCGATGGTCATCTGAAGTGGGGCGATGAACGCCTGGACGAGATTGATCGTGCTGGCCTTGACCTCGCCCACGCCGAAGAGGCTGAGCACCCCCTTGCTGAACTCCATCAGCGTGTCCTTGAACTTCATGACCTCTCGGACCCCGTTGGCGAGTCCCCCCTTGAAGTCCTTCCACGCCTTGACGACCGGATCGATGAGGCTCGGCTTGAGGACCGCCGTGTAGAAGTCGGTGATGTTCTTCGTGAAGTTGCCGTAGAAGTCGGACACCTGCTTGGCGACGTCCTTGACGACGATGATCAGCGCGGGCATCCACTCCTTGATGAACGGAATGACCGACTTCTCGATCCAGTCCGCGAGCATCTTGATGCCCGCGACGGTCGCAGGGCCGAACACGTCCTTGACCAGCACGGTGGCGAGCTTGGCGAGCGGCGGGACCAGCGGCATGATGGCCTTGAGGAGCCCGACGAACGCCTTGGCGAGCGGAGGGATAACCTCCGCAGCAATCCGGCCAAACTCGGGGAGCAGCTCGGCCGCGAGTTTGCCGATCGTCTTGATGATCTCGCCCGCGACCGGCGCGAGCTCGGAGAACGTCTTGACCACGACGGGGAGTAGCTCGCTGCCGAGGCCACCGAGCGCGCGGAAGATGTCCATGATCACGGGGCCCAGGCTCTGGAACAGCGACGCAATACCACTGCTGGCGCTGGTGCTCTTGAGCAGCCCCGCGACGAAGGACGCGACGTGAACCGCCATCACCTCCATCAGCGAGACGAAGGGCGCGATGAACTTCTGGATCATCGGCGCGAACATCTGCGCCATGACCTCGGCGAGCGCGAACAAGTCCTTGAAGGAGGTCTTGAAGATCGCGGCGAACGTCTCCATCGCCGGGCTGAGCCCCTCAACCAGCACGTCGATCAGGGGGGAGAAGAGCTTGAGCAGGGACCCGAAGGGGCCGAGGAGCGCGCCGAACAGACCCCCGCTCGCCACCAAGCCCTTCTTGAGCGTGTCCAGGGAGATGAAGTCCTGGACGATCTCGCCGACGCGGACGGCCGCCGAGCTCGCGGTCTGGCCCAAACTCTGGATCCCGATCCCGAGCTGCCTGACGATGTTGACCGGGATCCCGATGACGGCCTTGCCCACGTTGACGAAGGCAGACTCGATCAGGTCAAGCGGCTTGAGGATCAGGTCGAGGGTGTTCTCCGCGAAGTCGCCGAGGGTCGAGCTCAGGGTGGCGGTGCTCTCATCGACGTTCTCGACCAGACCGCCGAGGGCCTTGTCGATCTTCCCGGCTGAACGCTCGATGGCCGCCTGCCCCGTCTCGAGGACGGGGGAGGCTTCGTCCTTGGCCGTGAACAGCCATCCGAGGACCTGGTATTCGTCAGCCACCTATGTCACCCCCAAAACTCGCGCGACCACCGCGCCTAGAATGGCCTTCCAGCCCTTCCCCTGAATGCTCTTGGCCCGTTGCTGGGCTGCCATCCTCGACCGTAGGACGTGGTCGAGGACCTGCCACCGAGTCATCTGCCGCCAGTCCGCGTAGGACAGCCCCGTCAGATGCGCTCGGTGGAACTCCTCCATGATCGCGCCGGGCTCACGGACGATCAGGCCGAAACAAACTACCGTCCTTCGGGAGTTGGACGGCGACCTCCTTCTTGCATTCTGACCTTGAGCACCGGAACTGAGGCCGGAACTCGTAGCCGAACGTGTGCTGGTTCTGCTGCTTCCTGAGCTCGCGCAGGATCGGGGAGGGGGCCTTGCGCCACCACTGGAGCGCCATGACCGGAGACGTCTTGCTCCCGTTGATCGAGACGATGGCCCGAGCTGCCAGGTAGCTGCCGAGCGCCGACTTCACGTCCGTGTCGATCGAGGCCCCGGTCTCGAGGATGAACTCCTCGGCCGCGACCTGGTCCTTGACCCGGAGGTGCCGCCACTGAACGGTGTAGCCGCCTGGCAGCGTCGCCGTGAAGGGCTCGCGGTAGTTTGGGCCGACGGGTCGGGTCTTGCGGCCGAAGCCCCAATCCTCGGGCGTGCCAGCCTCCCCCGCAGCGAGCTTGGCCTCGGTCCTCATCGCCGCGGCGATGATCGGGTCGAGGTCGTCCTCCTCCGTCTCCTGCCCCGTCCTGCGCCGCAGGTAGACGCAGGGGAGGCTGGTCATGGTGATCGGCTGCTTGGCGAGCGGGCACTGGTCCTTCCCGCATCCATTGCTAGCATCGACGTTGAGCTCGTCGGTGCCAGCCGTGGCCGCCATGAGGTGCATGCTGATCGCGGCGTAGTCGAGGAGGGTGAGCTCCTCAAGCGCGAGCTGGCCGCTCAGCGAGACGCAGCGCGAGACCATCTCGCGCATCGCCCTCGAACGGTCGGGACCCTCGGGGCTCGTGCCCGAGATGTTGAGCTCCTCCTCGCCGCGCATCGGTCGAATGGTCGCCTGTCGGGTCCCATCCGTGTAGTAGATCCCGCCCGAGGGCAGATCGATGACGCGGGAGAAGGGATCCCCGCCAGACGGCGAGCTCGGCGCGTAGCCTGGGGCCAGGTGACCCCCCTGCATTGCCTCGAGCGGAGCACCGGGAAGGGCACCGGCCGGGGCTTGTGACTGCAGGTGGGGGGCACCCATGTTCTGCTCCGCCTGGAAGGCCGAGCGAGCTGGGCCAGCGGATGCCGGCAGGGGGCTGACGGGCGCACCAAGGGGCGCGCTGCCAGAAAGGGAGGGCTGATCGGGCATCGATTCTCCTCTGGGGGGCCGCTAGGCGGCCGGTTTAGGAAGGTTGAACGGGGTTGAGCAGGTTCTTCTGGGGCAACATGCGGTCCACGCTGAACTCGACAGACATGACCAGGGCCTCTCCGCCGCCCATCGAGATGCTGATCTCGGGTTTGCTGACCGGGAACAGCCCCTCGAGCAGGTAAGACCGCTCGGAAGAGCCGTCACTCTGGAAGAGAACGGCGTGTCCCGTGGTCTTGACGGCTGCCATGGGGGCCATAAGCCCCGTGAATTCGTCGTAAACCAGCCCAAACCACTGCTCGATGATCCGCCGAGTGCCCGCGAGCGGGAAGTCTCGGAACTTCGCGGTGATGTTGCCTAGGGCGCGGGGCCCAGCGGCGTACTTCACGCGACCGTTGAGGTAGGGAAGCTCGGCCGTGTTGACCGATCGCCCTGGCAGGGTGAACTCTTGGATGCTGAGAGTCAGGATCTCTTTTCCGCCCGGGATGAGCCGGTCGATGTTGAGCTCCAGCATCCCCATGTTGTCCTTCTGGGGGTCCCAGATGGACGCAGCCTGCGAGAGAATCGCGCCGGCATAGCGGTAAGGGGTAACGGGCATGGCTAGGTTCTCCTAAGCGGGCTGGTTAGATGCGGACTTCGGAGAAGTCAGCGCCGGACGGGGTCAGGATCAGGTCGTACTCGATGTTCTCGACGGCTCGAGCCGGCGTGATGAACAGCTTGCCGCGCACGCGGAGGTTGTTGACGTCGTCCGGCGTGGTGGTCGACGGGCTGACCTCGACGTGGGCGTCCTCGAGCCCTCGCCGCTCGACGATGGGGGCGAGGATGTCGTTGAGGGTCGCCTCCATCTCCCGGTAGAGGGTCGTGTCGTTCAGCTCAAACAGGAATTCCTGGCTCACGAAGTCGATCAGGTTCTGGATGACGTTGATCGTCCACTGAACGTTGATCCGGTCCGTGCTCGAGGGGTTCCGCTGGAGCGTCCGCTGCCCGAAGAGGGCCAAGCCGCGCCCGACCCGGTTGATGAAGACGTTGAGGCACTCCGTCCGGTTGCCCACCAGGCCGTAGAGCAGATCTCGGTCGTCCCGGCTCGGGCTGTAGGCGATGTCCGAGACCGTCAGGTTGCCTCGGCGGAAGCCAGCGATCGGGAACCAAGGCTTGGCGACCCGATCCGTGTTTCCGATCAGGCGCAAGCACTCACCCTCGCCCGGCTCCTCGACCTCCTGCGCGACGTACTCGTCCAGGTAGGTCACCCACTGGCCCGGGGTCGCCAGGAACTTGGAGTTGAGCTCGGCCGCAGGCGGGAAGGGCACCACGGCGGTGGCTACCGCCGGCTGGCCGATCCCCGCCGAGTTGAACTCGCCGTTGATGAAGTCGCGGTGGGCGAACGGGTCGGTCGTGTTGAACAGCGGGACCAGGCCGATGGCGTTCCGGCCTCGACGAGACGCAAGCGTCTGCAGCGCGATGATCACCTGGCGGTGCCACTGGCCCGGAGTCGCCACGAAGTTGAGCGGGACAAGCTCGGCATTCTGGAACTGCTGGATGCCGGTGTAGGTCTGGCCGACGCGCGCGCCGACGATGTCTCCCACCGTGAAGGCCCCGGTGAGGCCGATCGCCTGCGTGCCATCCACGTCCACCGTCAAGGTCGATCCGATGCTGGTCACCGCGATCCGAACGAAGTCCGAGCCGTTGACGGGGTCGTTTACCGCGTCGGCGAGCTCCTGCAGCGTGCTCCGCTGCCCGAAGGACTCCACGATCTCGGTCGCGCCGAAGCGGACCAGGAGGCGGAGAGTCGGGTTGGTGACCGGATCCGTGCTGGGGTCCTGCTCGACCTCGAACCAGAGGCCATCCGCGAGGATTGGGCGCTCGTTGCCGATGTCGCCGACGTAGCGAGCCGTCAGGTGGCCCACGGTGTCCTCGGCAATCACGAACACGGCCTCCTCGCGGACCGGCGCTCCCGTCCACTGGATCGAGGTCAGCCCCGACCCGAAGCTAAGGAAGTTGTCGGGGTCCGTCGCCACGACCACGTTGTCGAGCCAGAAGTCGTCGGCCGAGCTCGCGCCGAGCGCCGCCTGGGCGACTTGGGGATCCCCCGCGCCGGCCAGGCTGATCTGCCCAGACTGGAACGCCCGGAGCCGGCCCGCAGCTCGGCGGTAGGGAGGCAGGCCGAGCTCGCCCGTGAAGGTGGTCTCAGTCCCGTCGCCGAACCCGAGGATCGTCGCTGGGGTGTAGACCGCCGTGATCGGGGCCGCGTCGGCCACGTCGAACGTCTGCGTCCCGGTGGTCTGCAGGTTCAGGGTGAACCCGAAGGCCCCCGTCTCATGGTTCAGGAAGTCCGAGCCACGGAGGCTGTTGGCCGCCGCGGGCGCGGTCTGCGCCAATCCCCAGGCAGCCTCGGCAGCCGTGCCGAGGATCTGCGAGGTCGAGCCGCGGAGCGCGCGCTGAGCTTGCGTCCGAACGGCGGAAGTGTAGTCGCACTCGATGGCGGTGGTCGCCGTGATGGCCGCACCTGGCGTGATGCTCCATTCGCCGGTGTCGTAGTCGATCGTGCCCGTGACGGCCGCCTGGCGGGGATCGCCCCGGCGGTGCGTCAGCCAGCCACCGAGGCCGTTGTCGTAGGCCACGAAGGGCGAGCCCGCCACGTCCGCGATCCGGAGCACGAGCGAGCCTGGGAAGATCGGCCCAGCGATCCGCACGGCGGTGCCGTTGGTGTCATCGGCCGAAGCGCCGCCGGCAGCCGACGTGTCGAGGGGCTCGGCGAGCTGGTAGGTGCCCACGTCGCCCGGGACCGCGTTCCCACCCTGGTTGACGATCTGGACGTCGTAGGTGGCCTGGAGTTGGGCCGCCGTGACGCCCGGGAAGGCCACGCCACCTACGGGGTCCCACGTCGTGGTCGCCCAAGCTCCCGTGATGTAGTCGATCGTGCCGCCGGGGACCGCAACGCCGCCGCCGAGGGGCGCGGTGCGGAGGCCACCGAGGCCATCGTCGTAGATCGCGGGGGGAAGCGGGTCGGTCGTCGCCGTCGAGGGGGACAGAACGACCGTGCCGGGGACGATGTAGCCCGCCAGGCCCTTGAGGAGTGGGTCCGTCGAGTCCGCTGCGCTCGCGCCGAGCGGAACGTCGCCCACCTGCTCCTCAACGGAGTAGACGAGCACCGCCTTGTTGGCATTGAAGAAGCCAGGAGCGACCGGACCGTCGCTGAGCCCGCCGCTGTAGGCCCCGAGCCCTCGGGTGGTCGAGCCAACCGCCTCCGTCTGGCCTCCGACCCAGATTCCACCGATGGTTCCGCCCACGAAGAAGGTCGCACCGTCGAGGCGGAGGGCAAAGGCACCCGTCCGGTAGTCGATGTAGCCCACCGCAGCCCCCGCGGACGGCTCGAGCACGCCCACGCCGGACTGCTCGATCCCCGGAGCCCCCGGAGCCGAGTCGGCGAGCTCTTGGAAGACCGCTGCGGCCGTCTCGGCGCGAAGCGTGACCGTGCCGGGGACCACCGGGCCCCCGAGCGTGCCGTAGTAGGTCGCCAGGCCCGCCAGGGTGCCTGGAATGGTCAGCACGTCCTCGAACACGCGAGATCCCGCGACCGGGTTCTGGGTGCCGTGGAACCGCTTGCCCGCCAGCGGGCCTGTCGAGGAGTCCGGCGAGCGGGTCGAGGCGAACGCCCCATCGTCACCGCCGTCGAGGTTGACGCGGTCGAGCTCGCCCGTCACGACGTTGGTCGTCTCGGCCGGGAACGTCGTGCCGGCTCCGTTTGCCAGGGTCACGCGGATCAAGCTCGACCCGCCGTTGATGCTGGTCTCGACGATCCCATTGTCCTGGTTGAGGTAGGTCTCGACCTGGTTGTTTCGCCGGTAGACGTAGACGTTGTAGGAGGTCGGCCCGCCCGCGCCCGGGTTGTGGACGATGGCGACCTGGATGTTGTCGCCGTCGGGATTGGCCCAGGTGCCTGCGTCGGCAGCCACGATGCCGAGAACCGGCACCAGGCCGGTCGCGTCGAGCAGACTGGCCGCAGCCGTGGCAAGGAGCGAGCCCGCAGCTCGGGAGAACTTGAGCTGGTTGCCCGACTTCAGGTAGCGGTTGCCCGCCCGCACGGCGTGCATCCGCTCGATGAGCGGACGGCCGTAGCGTTCCACGAACGCTCCCTCGTCGGCGAAGTCCTCGAGCCGGTTGACCGGCCCGCGCGTGGCGGGGCCGACGACACCGACGATGGCGTTGCTGGTGGCGGGAGCGAAGACGCTCGCGTCGAAAACGTTGATGTCAATGCCGGGGCTGACCATGGCTTAGTCCTCCGCTTCGACGACGGCGGTGTCGAGAAGTATGGGCTGGTTGGGGTCGGTTGAATCGCAGATGTCGAGCTCGATGGATTGGACGAGGCGAGCCTCTTCCGGGCGGTAGGGCAGGAAGCCCTCGATCCGTCCCGCCCAGGTCCACCGAATCATCTTGGCTCCCTCGCCGGACTCCAAGTCCGACGTGTCCTGCCAACCGTTGTTGATCAGGCGAAAGCGAGTGGCCCCGTAGAACGCGGCGTGGGCCAGCACGTCTCGTGCTGGCGGCTTGTAGAGTTTGGGGTTGTCCCAGTTGATCGGCAAGTAGACCGACTCCGCGATGAACTGGAGCTCGATCTGGGCCGAGCAGGTCTGGGCCTTGACCCACCCGCCGTTCCCGCCCGCCCACAGGTCCACCTGGACGTCGGCTTGAACGGGCCTGGGGTGGCGCATCTTGGTCGCGTTGCCGGTCGCCCGGTCCTTGGTCGTTCCCCGGAACGTGTGGGTGCTGAACCTCGAGGGGTCGAACGAGAAGGGCTGGACGAGGATGCTGAAGAACGGCGTCCACGACGGCCGATCCCCAATCTGCTGGGGGGTGAGCCCGTGCGCCCCGGTCGCCTTGCTCACGCGCGAGCCCGCGGCCCGCTTCATTTCCCGCTCCATCTCGGTGAACGCGCGGTCCGGCCCAGCGAACACGGCGGGCACGGGTTGACCGTTCCACTCCGCTCGGCGGAAGAAGGCTTTGACGGCTTCGGTAAAGGGCGCGTAGATCAAAGGTGCAGACGTCTGCGCTCAGGAGAGGCGCTCGAGGGCTTGGCGGAGCGTGGCCGCCTGAACGTCGGGGCGAAGTTGCCGAAACCGAGCCACGACAGCTCGGATGGTGGGACCCCAATGGGGCCTGGCGGGGAGCTTCTTGCTCGAGGAGCCCAGCTCGAGGAGTCGGGCTAGCTCGTTGTAGGTGAAGCCTGAGTAGTGCTTGCCTGGCTTCAGCCGGACCATGTAGTAGACACCACCCTTGACCTGCTCGCCACGAAAGACCTCGATCGCATTCGTGTAGTCGCCCTCGCGGATGAGGATGCGACCGTCGAGCCCCTCACGCGCCTTGCGCTTGGCGTAGGGCTCAGAGAGCGGCTCATGGGGGAAGGGGGTTCGGTCCGCGAGCTCAGCGCCGGGCTTGCGCTTCCTCGGCGGGCGGGGCACGGGGAGCACGCCAGGTCGCGGGGAGATCTGCGGGACGGCTGCGTAGAGCCGGTCCAGTATGAGCTCGCGGCCTTCCTCGCAGAGCACGCGGGAGGTAGTCGCCGTGACGTCCACCGCAGCTCGGGGGAGGAGAGGCATCAGGGTCGGGATCCGCTTAACCGTGATGGTCCGGCCACCCGGCGTCGTCACGGACCGGACGCGGGTCACGGCGGTGCGATTCCGCTTGCCTGCGGGGAGGAGTCGGAAGGGGTCTAGCCTAGCCATGGCGGCGTCCTCGTGTCCTGGGGCACCAGGTTCGGGGGCCGGGGCATGTTCTGTCGGTCCGAGAACTCGAGCGGGTCGCTGATGTCGTCGGTGAGGATCACGCAGGTCCCCTCCCACGTCATGGCGATGTCGGTCGGGCCTAGGTAGCTCTCCTTGCATTGCAGGATCTGGAAGAAGCGGCGCGAGTAGAGCACCACGTCGCCGGGTCGCGGGATCAGGAGCTTCTCGTCGCTGGTCACGCCAGGGATCAGGCCGATCAGGGAGTCGTCCTGCTGGTCGAGCTCGACACCAAGCCGGCGCGCCTCGGCACGCGAGAACCCGAACGTGGCGGGGGAGGTCCCATCCGTAGAGACGCGCCCCCGCTTCTGGCCCTTCTGGCGGCCGGTCGGGTCGATGTAGATGTGGATCGGGCAGGGCGGCGCAAACTTGCGCTCGAGGTCGAGGGCCTCGCCGAAGACGTCGTCCTGGGCCGTGCCGCCTGGAACGTAGTCGGTGAGGAGCCGCCAGTACCACCTGGCGGGGAGCGAGCGTCGGTCGAACTTGGCCTGCTGACGCAAGATCAACTGCTCATGGGCCGCGTACTGGACGGGCCAGGTCTGTCCTCGATCAACGGTCAACTTATCGTCCCAGATGCCGAGGGAGTCAGGTCCCCCGTTTCACCTCGAGACAGGGTATCTCATCGGGCCGACGCGCACTAGCCGACTTCTTCCTCCGAAGGCTCTTCCTCGTCGAGCTCGGGCGGCATCTTGAACATCTTGGAGTCCGAGTAGCACGAGACTCCCATGGCTGTCCGCTTGAGGTGCTCGGACCCCTCCTTGCGAGCTGCGCGCGCCTCCTTGAGGCTGGCCCTTCGCATCGTCAGCCGCTCGGCCGGGGGAAGCCCATGAACGCCTGAGCCCGGAGAGTCCCGAATTGTGACATCTTGGATTGCGGGCAAGGGCGACTCATCGACGGCGCGCTGCGCGTGCTCCAGCAACACGTCATTGGCCGCACTCCTGGCCGCCTTGGACGCTCGGAGGCGGTCTAGGATCGAGAGCCGCGGGCGATCCTCCTGGGGCTGAGACGCGGACGGCAACGGCATGGGAGGGGGAGGAGACATAGGCACAAGAACCTCCTAGGTGGGGAGCTTTCGCTCGATGAGATCAAGCCGACGGAGGGAGTCCTCCATCATTCGTCGGGTTTCTTTGTGGGAGGCTAGGGCTTCCTCCATCAGCCGGCGGTTATCCATGTGAGCCGCCGTGTAGCCCTCAAGCGCCTTGGCTGTGGCGAGTTGACCCTCCTGGGCCTCACGGTCACGGTCGAGCATCTCTCGGAGGAGCGACTCCTGCTCGGCGAGCCGACGGTTGTGCGACTCCTCCTTAGCCCGCTCCCTCTCCGCGGCACCCTCACGGGTCTTCTTCACTCGGTCTTCGGCCAAGTCCTGGGCCTTGGTCTCCCGCAGCTCGGCCGCCTCGAGTTGGCGAGCTTGGAAGGCGTTGTTTCGCTTGAGCTGCCAGAAGGCGAAGCCGCCCATGACCACCGCGAGCGCCAGGCAGATGAGGGGAACCCCACCCGCTTGGATCCGCTCGAGGAGGCTGAGCCCCTTGGCCGCGCCCTCGAGATCCTGAGCCAACACCAAGAAGCCCATCGTCACTCCAACACCCGTCGTGGCCGCACCAGCTCCTAGAAGTCTAGCCGAAGGGGCAGACGCCATGACCTACTCCTGCGAGCTCGCGCGGGGCCGTTAACCCTGGTTGATCTTGAACCCGCCCTTGGCGAGCTTGGCGACGACGGGAATCAGCGCCTTGAGGACGGTGGCAGCGATCGGGTCGATGATCGCGTCCGGCCCCCAGAGGTCGGTCTCGGCGAGCACGAAGTCGATCATGCCCTCGGCGGTCGCGTGCTTGTCCTCGTTGCTCATGCTGGTCACCCGCTCGGTGATCTCCATGACCAGCGGGACGATGACAGCCAGGTCGCTGAGTTGGAAGTCGTCCTTGAGGGTCTCGACGATCTTGGCCGAGTGCTCTTTGATCTGCTCGGGGGTGAATGCGCTCATGGGGCCTCTTCTTCTTTGGGGGGTAGGGCCTGGGGCCACCACGCAGCTCCGACGAAGAAGCCGATCGCTGCGAGGACAAGGTTGGCGTAGTTGAAAGTTGGGAGCTCGACGAAGTGGTTTAGGACATCACTCCCGAGCAAGATAGCAACGGGGACAGCTACCCGCATCCAGAACACCTTCCGGCGCACCTCGAGCGGGAGCCGGTCGCCCTCGGCCTGATTCCAAAACAGATGCCCCATCACGACCATCAGCGTGAAGGGCAGCGAGTAGAAGCGGTGCGAGAGGTCGCGGACGATCTCGCTGATGGTGTCGCCCTCGGTGGCGTTGTAGGCGACCTCGATGTCCCAGATCAGCAAGATCAAGGCGGCCGAGCCCAGGAGGACTGAGGTGATCTTGCGGCTGTTCACGAGGCAGGCCCTAGTTGTTCGTCTTCAGGCGGGACGTGTCAAGCCGAATTGCGACCTTGGCTGCGCCGAGCGACGCCCCTCGCTTGAGCGTAAACCGCCAGAGCCAGTGAGGAAGGATCTTCTTGGCCTTGATGCTCGCGGCGGGCGTTACATCCCCGTTGGACAGCGGGTATCGGTTTGCCTGGCGGCCTAGGATGATCTCCGCATCAAAGAGGTTGTAGGCCCCCGTCCCGGTCAGGTTCGGGGTCAAGCTCGGGCTCGCGGTCGGATCCCAATTCCACCATCCATTCGGGTCGCCGGCAGCAGTGAACGCCGGGACAGGCGAAAGGCTCTGGTTGATCTCGCCAACCTCAAGGGCCGAGCCGTCCACGTTCCAGTCGCCGTCTCCTGCTGCCGGGAGAATGATGTTGAACGGACCGACGCTGACCTTGTTCGCGTTCCCGTCACTGGTTCCGGTGCGGTCCTCGGGCACGGAGGCGGGGCTGACGATCGCAAGGCTGAGCCAGTCGTCGTAGTTGCCGTCGAAGACCACGAGACGGCCCCCGACGATGTAGACCCAGGTGATGAACCGCCCCTCAAGGACCTCCTCGTTGTTGGCGGTCCCGTCCGTCTTCATGGCGAGTTGATCCCCCTCTCCGATCTTGCCGGTCGTGGGGTTGTCGAACGCGCCCGTCCCGTAGAAATAGGTCCCCGCAGGGATCACCGATGGTTGGAAGATCGGGGTCTTGCCGTCCGTCTGGGGAAAGTAGACAGCGGTCCCGTCGTCGTTCTTGATCTGGACTGGCGCGGTGTCGTCGGGGGTCGGGGTACTGTCGTGGGCCGGGATGACCACGTTCTCAAACTCGGACTGCTCGCCCGCGCTGATCGGCCCGCTGAACGTGATCGCTGCGTCCGTGCCTGCGAGACCAACGTCTGCGCAGTGCGTGACGATATTCGCGTTCGAGTTGATCTCGTCCTTGAGCTTCTCCTCGTTGAGCCCCGCGCCGAAGTAGGTCGCCAGGTCGTAGTTGTAGGTGTTCATGGTGCCGCGCTACTCCAGATCGCCAGAGAGGCATTCTCGTCGTCGGGGAAGCTCACTGGACGACAATGGGCTGTGCTATTGCTGATACGCCACTGCACCTGGTAGGTATTGTTGCCAATCACCCCCAAGATCGACCCTAAGAAACTCATGCAGAGCGGGAGATTAGCAGTAGAGGTGAACCCAGATGACCCACCCACTGATACTCCATTGATGAGAACCCTAACCTCTAGGTTCCGACTGCCGTTGGACGAAGCTATGTTGGCAACCAACAGCAGGATGAGGTTTGTCTCAGAGGACGCCAGAGAGAAGCTGCCCGAGATGAGCGTAGCCCACCCTGGAGGGTTTTGAGTCGTTGAACTGTTGACTGTCACCTTGAAGAACTTCGGTGCTGGAAGCAGCGTAGGCACAGCACTACCTGCACCCGCAACACGCCATCGAGATGACGTAGCGTCATATTGCAGGACGACAGCCGTGTCGGGTTTGAGGAGCACGTCGTTGTCGATGGCAAAGCGGTTGGCAGCGGTTGAGCCAGCACTCTGCTTCGTGAACGAGATTTTGAACGTGCCCACGTTGTAGATCGTGAGCAAACGACCCTGCGCCCCACCAGCAATCCCCGTGATGGTAGCGTCCGCTGTTGTGGTGAGGCGCAGCGTATTGGCCGTCGCCAAGTTGGTCGGGTTGTAGTTGTCCTGTGTGGTCGAGAAGCTGGCAGGGCTAAGAACGCCAGCCAACGCAAAACTCTTGCTGGCCTTCGCTACCGTTGGGTTCGGGTAGGTGTCGGCAAGGTCTCCGCCTGCCGTGCCAGTTGGCGCACCTCCCCCAGTGAGGCTTTTCCACACCGCCGCCCCGAAGGTGGCGTCAACCGATTCAAAGATGTCCTTGGTGGTGGAATTGAACCATCGAGCACCAACCAGGAACCCCGCGGAGGCATCGTCGGTAGCTGTTGGGCTAACCGTTGCTGTCTGGCTGAAGGGTTGAACCTGGTCTTGGTCGATGAGGCTCATGACTACGCGAAGGTCGCGAGCGACTCGATCTGGATGCGATCACCCGTCTTCACCTTTTTCGTGAAGGTGACCTGCGTGGCAGACACCCACGTCGTGTCCTCGGCTGCACCGCGAGACTGGAGCACACCGTTGCGCCAGATTTTGTTTCGGTTGTCGTCGCGGAACAGGGCTGCCGTGGACTGCATGACGGGGGTACCGAAGGTCGCGAAGGTCGTTGTCGTCCCGGTCCCGCTGAACACGCCGGTCTGGACGTTGAACGTCTCGCCCGCAGCCGCGTTCGCTGTGACCACGAACACACGGTAGGGCAGTCGCGCAACCACAGCGCTGGGGTCGATGATGTCGGGAAGCTGCCCACCGCCGAGCAAGGCCCCACGGTCCAGGTTGTAGAAACTCTGCTGGAACGGCAACTGGAACTGGTAGGTGGCTGCCGGGAGTGAGACGGCAACGATCACGTCAGTCGCCGGGTTCACTTTGACGAACGACATCTGAAGGTTCTCAGACGCCGCAGCGGCAACCGCCGTTCCGTCCGTGGTGCCCGCGAGCGCCTGCAAGATGCCGAACACGCGCGCCCCACCGTCGAGCGGCGGATCGTTCGTCCCGTCGAGGAAGATGTCCACGACGTTGAGCAGACGGCCCGCCGCAGAGAGCACGGTGCTCAACCCAGCCACCGGAGTGCCTGCAACCGTGAACCCGGCCTCCAGGGCAGCGATGTAGGCGTTGTTCTGCACCGATGATGCGCCAACGGCGATGATCCCTGCACCTCCCGCCAGCATGGCGGCGCTCACAGCGCGGACACCTGCCGCCCCGCCGAGCGTGAAGGCGTTGGCAGCCACGAACGGGGAAATGAACGCGAGCTTCTTGTCGTGGATCTGCCGCAAGCCGAAACTGTCGAGAGCCGTGGCGATGTCCACGAACCAGTCAGCGGTCCCCGCTAGCCCCTGGGGGTCGATGATTCGGCGAATCTGGGACCGCTGTGCGTTCAGATCGAACAGTAGGTTCTGGTTGATCGCCGCAGGGGATTCCAGCCCAGCGCCCGCCGCAACGGTGTCGTCGTAGACATCGCTGTTGCGGATCTGGGTCTCTTGGTCTAGGTCACTCATGGGCGTTCCTTATGCGGTCGGGAAGGGGGCCCGCACCAGCAGTGTGTCTTTGTTCTTTACCTTGATCGAGAGCTTAATCTGCGTAGTGGAGACCCACTCCGCAACACCATTCCCAGAACCATCACCCTTCGGGAGTTCCTGGCCGTTCAGTTTGGTCTCGATGCGACCATCGTCTTTGAACGCTACACCGGAAACCGGGAACGTGACATCAGAGTCTCCGGTAACCGGCGCGGGAGATCCAGCGCCGCCGTAGACGCCCGTCTGGATGTTGATGGCGGTCCCCGGCGTGACCGTGGCTGTGAAGGGGCCGAGCACCACCTCCCGCAGCTCGAAACTGTTGAAGTCGAGGATGGCCTCGCCAGCGCCCCCCACCGTCAAGGAGTCGTTCGGGACGGTGATGATGTCGGTCGGGTCTATGTCGGGAGAGCCGTCGAGCTCACGCACGCGGATTCCACCACCAGCGGCGATCTGCGCCTGCAGATCGGCGTCGAGCTCGGCGAACGTCACCTGAGTCCCGCCTGGGCTCATGGGATCGCCGGCAGGCATCGGTCGCCGCGGGAAGTAGGGCTCGAGAACCTTCCGCTCACCGTAGCGTGCCTCGGCATCCTCGACAGCCAGGTCTCGGATCTCTAGCTGCTGCTCGGCGTCCCGGCGGTAGTCATGGAGAACGCGAGGCTTGCGCTGCCCTGGAATCATCAGCTACCCGATGTAACGAGGGGGCGGAACGCTGCTCTGCGCGGCCTCGAGCTTCTCGCGGATCTCGTTGATCTCTTCCTTGCCCTCGGAGCGCAGCTCGGACGCATCGGTGTCGATCGCACCCGCCGGGCCGGGGATCGCGCCCCTCGAGCCGAGAATGCGGGCGGCCGTTCGCTTCGCGTAGCCCACGGCCACCGTCACGAAGTCGTGCTCGTGGTCGGGCGGGATCTCGTCGAGCTGCCGGCGGCGGCTCGTCAGCACCATGGCGCGCGTGTTGCGGGCCGGCGACATGAGGTAGAGGACCCGGCTGCCGGCATCCCACCGCCAATCGGGGCGCGTGCCGGTGAGGCGCTCGTAGTTGCGCTCGGCTACGTGGAGCTCAAAGAAGAGCCTCGGCCCCTGGTAGCCCCAGCGCAGGTAGGTGCTGCTCAGGACGCCTGAGCCCGCGCCTAGGGCCCGGCGGTCCCGGTCGCTGAACTCGACGTCCAGAACGCGCTGCACGAAGCCGTAGGGGTTCCCCTGGGCGTCGGCCTGGGGGCACCCCCTCTTGAAGAAGGTGATGGGCAAGGTCTGGGAGGTGGGCACGTCGAAGGGGAACCAAGCCAGGAGCGGCCGGTGCTTGTTCCAGAGCTGGAGGGCCCGCTTCAGTGCGTGGTCGAGGTTCTGCTCGCTGAGCTCGACATCCACGCCCTCGCCGCCAAGCTCCTCGAGAATCTGCCGGCGGTATTCCTCCCGCTGGAGATTGCCGACTGCGTTGGGGCCCGGCTGCGACGACTGGCCGTAGACCGGGGGACCTGGCACGCCACTCGCCGCAGGGGGGCACGGGGTGCGCCCGAACTCGTCCGTGTTGGGGTCGTAGCCGTTCGGGTAGAACGAATTCTCCCCGACCGTGGCTCCCGCCGGTAGTTCAGGCGTCCCCGCCATCGGTCAGCCTAAAGCCCGAGCTTGCTGCCGAGCAGCTCGCGCAGGATCTCGGTCCGCTTCGGCGTGCCGAGCTCGACCTCGATGCCGTGCTTCTCCGCCAACTGCTCGAGCTGGGACTTCTTCATGAGGATCAGGTCTCGCTTCTTCTGGGGATCCGCGATGAACTTCTTGGTCTTCGGCTCCTCGGGCTCCCCGAGCGTCAGGGCGAGCTCAGCCTTCGGCGGCTTGGGGGTCTCGATCACCTTGTGCTTCGGGACGCTCGGCCCGGCCGCGCGCTTCGCCTCGTCGCGCTTCTTCTCGGTCTTGATGGCAAGGTCGTTGCGCCGGTTGGCGTTGACCTGGGGCCCCACGCGATCCGTGCGATCCCCGGTGTGGATCTCAGGCCGGGTCTCCGTGAGCTCGTGAACGAGGTTCGTGGGGATGGCCTGCTGGTCCTTCTGGGTCACCGCCGCGCCGGGCCGCAGGGTGCGCGATGCACCCTGCCGCCCGCCGTGCCCGATGATCAACCGTCGTCGGCTGACGCGCATCGTTAGGCCACCTGGTCCTTGGCCGCTTGAGCTCGGGAGATCAGGTCCCCATACTGCTCCTCGAACTTCTTGCGGTCCTTCGCCTCGAGCTTCTCCCAGGCGTAGAGGCACCACTCGGGGGGAAGGTCGCCCGAGCGACGGAGGCGCTGCTGCTCCAGCTCGAGGCGGCGAGCCGGAGACACCGCGCTCAGGGCCTGGAGGCCGGTGAACACGGGCAACGCGAGGACGGTCCCGTAGTAATCGCCCTGGACGCGGTCGCCGGGGTAGATCCGGCCCGAGTCGCCCGGAATGTGAGCCGGCGAGCCGATGATGATCGGCGACGAGCTCGCGTTGATGTAGATGTTGCCGGGGAGGTCATCCTCGTCGCCCGCCCAGACGTAGAGCGCGCGGGTTTGCTCCTGCGTCATGGGCTTCGACGTGTCGGTCCGCACATGCTTGCGGGGGTCGATCTTGGGCTCTGCTTTGGTCGTCATTGGGTGCTCCGTGCCCCTAGTCTAGCAAAGGGGCCTGCCGGGTTAGTAGGTCTCTCAAGGTATCCGAATGCGCGCGCCCTGGCAATCGTCTGCCACGGCGCTTCTGCTACGCGGGGAACTCCATCTGGTCAAGGTCGATGTGGTCGGTCAAGTCCACCGAGTAGACAGCGACCGCCACCACCGTCCCATCGTCGCCTAGCATCGGGATCTTGTCGGTCCGGACCCAGCGGACCTGGCCCGTCTTCGGGTGCCGCAGAGTCTCGATGATGTTCCGCTTCGCCCGCCCCGCGCGCAGGACCTCCCGGTCGTCCAGGGTCCACTTCCGCGTCCACGCCGAGGGCCACCAGTCATCCTGGTTGGTCCCCTCCATCTGGCTCGGCGTAGTCCCGCCAGCTCGGGCACCACTCTGGTTACACCAGAGGATGTTCCCGCCCTCATCCTTGACCCAGACGCACGTCGGACACTCGTCGAGGAGGGCCTTCAGGAGATCGAGTTGTTCGCGTAGCGATTCGTCCATGCCCGAGCTCACCTCCTAGAAGTTCTCCCGAGCCTGCCTAGGCGTCTATCATCAGGTCTGATGACAGGTGCGCTGGCCTCGAGCCCTCGCCGCACACGAAACAAGCCCGCGGGTCTCCCCGCGGGCTCGCTCCCTAGATCGTCGCCGGCCTCGCTAGAGGTTGGTGACGATGATGGTCCCGATCATGTTCGGGTCGATGGTCTTGATCACGTACTCGGTCAGGAGTGCGACGTCCTTGCGGAAGGCGCGAACGTGAACGGGCGACTTGTACATCGGAATGTAGTCGCCGACGACGGCAGCGGTCGAGACGAACTCGGGCCCACGGTAGGTGAGCAGAGCCTGGTCGGCCGGGTAGGTCGGGTCGCAGAACACGTCGAGGTCCTGCTTGGTCAGGCGGCCGACGAAGCGCGGACCGGCGATGCCGTCGTTGCTGTACTGAACGCCCTCGAACCCGTCTTGGAACTCGACGATGAACATCAAGCTCGGGTGGATCACGCAGACGTTCGGGCGCGTGGTCTGCGTGGCCTCCCAGATCAGGTTCTGGAGCCGCGAGATGTAGAGCGAGAACGTCTTGAGGTGATCGCGGTAGCTCACGCCGGTCGGCGCGAGGTTGTCAAAGATGACCGTCCCACCCTGAGCCTGACGACGCAGAGTGTTGACCACATGCTTGAACTTCTCCATCTGGATCAGTCGCGCACCGGCCTCGATGATCGTCGGCTCCGCGTTGATGCCGAAGTCGTTCAGGAAGTCGATGACCGACTGCTGACTCCAGCTCGCGCCGAGCGCGCGCGGGCGAGCTTGGACCGTCTCAGCCTTGAGCTGGATCCCGTACTCGGGGAGCTCGATGGCGGCTTCGATGTTGTAGTCGTAGCTCGCACGAGGCGTGTCGGTCGTCGCAGCCGCGAAGCGGACGCTGAGGATCTTCGTGACGTAGTTGATCGTGTTCGTGACGCCACCGCCAGGCGCGCCAACGTCACCGACCAGGTTGCCGTTGCCGTCGTCGCGGATCACCTGCGTGCCCGCCACGATCGTCAGCGTGCGCGGAATGACCGGCCCGTAGCCCAGCTCGAGCGGAGCGGCCGTGGTGCCGTAGTCGGTGCCGCCAGCGACGCCGAGCTCCTCGCCAGGGTCGCGGATGTGCTCGGACGAGAAGTCCTCGGTCCCGCGGAAGCCCTGGAGGCTGTCGAACATGGAGGCGCGGTTGGGGATCGCACCCTTGCTGCGCTCGGTCACGATGTCGAGGTAGTGAATCCGGCCCAGGCGGTTGCTCATGGGCTGAACCGAGATGACCCGGTCGAGGATGTCCTCGGAGTTGGCCGCGGCGATGAGCGCCAGGCCGTTCTTCACCCAGGCGGGCAAGCTCGCCCGACTGGTCTCGAGGAGCTCACGGTTGGCCGTGGTCTCCTTGAGGAAGTTCTCCATCATGATCGCGACGCGGGTTTCGAGCCACGGATCGATGTCGCCGTTTCGATCCTCTAGGATCTCCATCGGCTTGAAGGTCTTGATGCCGAGATCGGCATCCGAGAACTCCTTGAAACGCTTGACCTTCTTCTCGAACTTCTCGACCAACTTGTTGGTCAACCGCCGGGAACGCTGGCGGTGGGCAGCGGTAGCGAGCATCGCTATCTCCTATGTCTGGGGGGTTTGTGCCTTCGCCTAACCGCGTTGTCGGCGGCGTCGTTTGCTGGCGGCCAT